GTACTCTAACATTTCAGGAGTGTAACTTTCAAATTCTTTGAAGTCTAACTTAGGGTATTGTAATTTATTACCCCACACTTCTAGGCTATGCCCTCCGTCTCTAACAGGATTAAACAAACGAGAAAGAACTAGCGTATCAATAACAGGTATATCTTTTAAATCTACCTCAGTTAATTTTTCTAAGACAGGTATATCAAATCCTATTATGTTGTGACCAATAAGACATGAAGCACTCTCTAATAAAGTCAGCCCTTCTTTTATTTTTTCAGGAGGAAACTTATATACTTTTGAAGTTTCAATATCTTGACAAACAATACACCAAATTACATTTGCATCTAGTCCGTCTGTTTCAATATCAAAAATTAGTTTCATAATTAAAAGTCATCGTCAGCATTATCTTCTTCACCGCCTATGACTTCGTTAAGTCTACCAGTTTCTCTATCATATAGCAACTTCGTTGCCGTACCTACATCACCGGTATACCTAGACTTTAATACTCTCATTTTTGTAGTATTAGATTCTGATTCACTATCGGATTGTTGATTTCTTTCTAATGCTATAACACAGTCTGATAACTGAGCAATACTTTGAGAGCCTCTTAGATGAGAGAGACTAACCTCTATACCGTTCTCATGTCCTTTATTACCGTCAACTCTTCTCAGATGAGATACGAGTATCATACCAACACCAGTCTCTTCTACGATACTTCTTAGGCGTGCCATAATACTATCAATAGCTCTTCGCTCATCACCCTCAGAAGTGGCTACAACCAGCATATGTAAGTGGTCGAGAACTACCCATTTACAACCGCAACCAACAATCATAAATCTAATCTTAGAAAATATTTCTTCGATGTCATTGGTTCCAAAGTGTGCATGTACCCAAACTCTATTTTTATTCTTTCCGTCATAAAGAATATCAAAGAACTTATCTAATTCTTCCGGAGAATACTGTTCCCTAATGTGGTCAATGTATAATCTATTGTTAGCTTCAATAGAAAGAATACCGTCAATGGTTCTTCTCCAGTCTTCTTCTAACGCAATAACACCCACATTATCAGTGGTGTTTTTAATAAGATGATGCTCTAACTCACGGGTGACACTAGACTTACCAAGTCCTGTACCTCCTGTTAAAGTGACTAACTCTCCTCCTCTCAAGCCTACAAGTTTTTCATTAAGACCTTCCCAAGGATAAGGTATGCTAGGTTTCTTTTCTCTCTTATGAAACTCTTGTCTCTTGTCAGATACATTGATAACACCGGAAGGTGTATAAGTTTTAGCATCCCAAAAAGACTTAACAAATAAAGCATGTTTGTTTTCTTTTAACATTTCATTAGGGTCTTTAAACCCATTAGGCAATGTCATAATCTTAGACTTACGAGGTGAAAATAATTGAGCAACTTTTTTAGAAGCCTCTTTACCAGCCTTGTCATTATCAAAACAGATTATAATATTTTCATACTGTTCTAAAAACTCTAAGCTTTCTTTAACATCCTTGACTGCTCCTTGACATCCTCTTTTGATAGAGACAACATCATACTTAGAACCAAACAATTCATAGGCTGCCATAGCATCGCACTCACCTTCAACCAAAGTAATATACTTACCACCTTTAAAAAGTTGTTCACCGAATAGTCCAGTGCCGTCAGGTGTTCCTCTGAAACTAAAGTTCTTATCTTTTACATAACGAATCTTTAGAGCTACTTGCTCATTTAAATTAAACAAAGGGTATAGATGTTGTACCACTTGCCCCTTACTATCATGAACAACTTTAACACCATACTTTTGTGCAGTGTCTTTTGATATTTTTCTATCAGTTAAAGCACTATATATAGCACCGTGTTCATTGCTTAATGATTGAAAGTTATTTGTTTTTACTGGTGATGCTGATTGCACGTCCGGCTCCTCCTTATAATTTTTAAAATATCCACTACAGCTAAAGCAGTAAGCAGACCCGTCATCGTTTAGAGATACGGCATCACTACTACCACATGATTCACAGGGTAAATGATATTCAACAAACGCCATATGTCCTCCTTAAAAGTGGGCTATTACAATACTAGGTAAGGCAAGGAGGTGCGGAAAGTACCTAAAGTAATAGCCCTTAATATTAGTAAGACCCTCCTGTCTTACATATTAAACTAATCAGAATCTAGTGATTCATCCACAGGCTCTTCAACAATAGCTTCCTCTTGTTTCTCTAAAAGCTTTTCGAGGTTAGCTCTATGTGTCCTGCTTGCAAAATCCAAAGCTTCTATAATAACCTGTAGGTTTCCTACTTTTTGTACTATTACAGTAGCTTCTTGTTTGGCTGACTCATCAGATATTTTATTAACATCGTAAAGAGTATTGCCCTCTTCGTTATTAATTGTAATTATCATAATGAATCCTTAAAAGTCTGCATCGGAATCTAGCTCTTGTCTTTCAACTAAGTCTAAGATTCTAACACCGTCTAGTATATAGTAATTAAATGTACCATAACTATTGGTTAATTGCCAGTAATGAAATTGAATTCTAGCACGGGTTCCTGTCCATACAGTAATCTCTCTACCAGATTCAACATCAACAAAATCAAAGGGCTGCCCGTCAGCATCTTTAACTACTGGAGGACTATTTTTCTTACCGCTTTTAAATGATGTATACCTTTTAAGATATATAGCCTCAGACATATTATCTTCTGAACCTACCATTTTGGTTTTGACACCCATTGTTTTAGCTATCTCTAACTCTTCTTCGCTGTCCGGAAGGATATAGGTTTCCCATATACCGTCCTGTACATACTTAGTGTTAGGAATATTAATAGAAGGATAGACTAAAGTACCTTCCATAACGTACTTTTTAATCTGTCCTTCATCGTTTCTTTCAACTTTTAAATCCATATATTCTCCTCATGAATTGATTAACTATAAATATTATAATAAATTATTTGCGAATGTCAAGCAAAATATCCTTTAAAGTTATAAATTCATTACTTGTTAATTTAACTTCAAAGTTTTCGCCCACTTTAGTCACACTATAACCAACTTTACAACCATAAAACTCATCATAATTTTTATCAACATAATTTAAAAAGTCACGATATTCAGTACGTGTGAGTAATTCAGACTCCGGTTCCCGCCCACTGCCGTCATGTTGCATACGCTCATAAATATAATTCATAGTTTTTCTCCTCTGTTCTTTATATAAAAATTTACACAGTTCAATGTATTGCTTTTCATCCATATAAGAATAAGCAATGTGAGATAGGTTAGACATGATTAAAAATATTTATTTAATACTTCAAGTTTATCTTGGTAGTCTGCAATCTTACCAAGCTCTCCTTCAATTGTTTCCAAAGTATCGGGATGTTCAGCAACACCTACTGGATTTTGCATTTGGATTTGTACATTCATTACATGCTTTTGAATTTGTCCCTCCAAAAATGCTGTTAACGATGTTTTTATTTTATCTGATTGTATTATCATGCTACCTCCTGTGTAGTCCACCATGTAGGTTTAGCTCGATTCTTCTCCCACTTGGCATAGTGTTTTTCATTTATCACATATCTACGATATGCAACGATTGGGTCTTCATGTTTATACTCATCCGGCATAGCCTGTGCTAGTGGTGTTTTTTCATATGCCAGTTTAATATTAGCAGGTAATCTAACCAAAGGCATTTTTAGTTTAGTTATACTCGCATGGTCTCTTCCATATCTAAACTTATACTCGCTGCCCAAAGCTAAAAAGTGAGCATACAACCAAAGATAATTAGCACTACATTCTCTCGCCCATATAGTGCATGGGTGATTCTTATATGCTTCTTTGTATAAATTATGTTTATTACAATAGTCTTCACTACCCACAATTCTATGTGCTGTGCATAACATCTGTGCTGTTTCCAATGGCATCTTCACTAGCATCTTATCCGGCTGTGCTTTTGCTGACGTTATTGGACAATCACTAAAATAAAATATGTTCATAGGTTCTGCTCAATTTTAAATGCTTCGTTAAGATGATACAGTAAGTCTGCTATTGCATGAACCTCTTGTATATCTATACCACCATATTCAAACAAACTAGTCGTACCTTGTTTAGATTTACGATAGTTTTTTATAATCCGTTCCAAATGTCTTTCTGGAATTTTAACTGTTATTCTTTTTTCTTTTGGTTGGTCTTTCATTTTCCTTGCCCTCGATATTTTTTAAAGTTGCTTTTCTTATTCTTATTCATGGTAGAGAAAGCAACATTACCTCTACCTTGACTTGTCTTCTTACCTCTGCCTTGAGTAGCGGATGTATATACAGATTTATTCCACGTCTTCGCCATACCTATTCTCCACTACCTTTGCTTTACGTTTGTCTCTGTACTCTGTCACTCTTTTGCCGTCAGCATAGTCCACAGTTTGCTTATACCATAGACCATCCTTGAATCTAGTATCAATAGCCACAATGGCTTTAGCTTTTTTTTCCATTTCAAGAAACTCTTTTTGTTTTTCTACTTGTTCACTATACTGAGTCATTGCTTTTCTCCCTTTGTTTTTTAAGTTCCATTAACTCATCCCATTTGTAAAACTGTTTGGTCTCTGCATCCCAAAAGTTTCCACGTTGTGTCATGGAAGGTACATGAGGTTCTATCTTATCCTCGCCCACCAAGTACATATACAAGGTTGTCATTGAAAGAATCAAGACAACGCCTACTACTGCTAGTATAAATTCCATAGTTAAATTGATTTTGTGTAGTTATTACTACTGATTATTTGTTTGAATTTAACGCCCAGTAATTTATGTATTTTATCTTCAAAAATACTTACATAATCTAGCACGTTATCCTCTTCCCTAGATGTAAGGTACTGCCAATCACTATCAAGTAATTCCGGATTCTTTTTTAAGTTATCAAATATTTTCATAACCTCATCGGATACTATGTGTTTAGCTTTTACTTTGGCTGAAACCTTTTTACCTTTGTAAGTTATCATAAATATTATGTGAGGTCAACATCCTCCCAGTCATCCAGTTTTAATATGGTTAAAATCATTCTACTTTCTCGGCAGGCTACAACCAAATTCTTACCATACTTTTTAGTTCTCCAAATAAAAGATTGATAAGGAAAATATTTATGCATACTTTTTTGTGATGTTAAAAGCTCCCACTTAGAATCAATAGAGCTTTCTCCATGATAGCCTCTTTTTTCCAGCCATTTTTCTGCTGAAATCCAAGCATCCCCATATTTTATTTCTTTATTTGCCCTCATGATTTAAGTTTAACTTCAAGAATATAATCTTTTGCATTAGGAAATATTCTTTCAACCTTTTCTAATGCTTGATTGTGGTTATTTGCTTTTACTTGTACGACAACGATTTCTTCAATCTTACCTGTACAATACACATTAAATAAACCAACAGCGTTTGGGTATATATCAGTTATATGTTTATCTACTTTTATCATTTTATTTTAACTCCTCAACTGAAATAACATCTAGATTTGTATGGTGTGCATCTTGTGAATTAACACCATAACTTCTAGCTTGTTCTGCTGCATCTGCTACATTATCAGCATCTATATCTAAATAGTGAG